GACTCTATTCTTTGTTTTATAGGTATATTAGTATACTTCATGAATAGGTATGCTAATCGTCAGAATAAAACAAAACTTAGTTGGAAATATTGGTGGAATGATAATGCGCCTGAGTTTTTCAGTACATTGTTGTTAAATATTGCATTGATGATACTTATTCATTTGCCCGATAGTGAAGTATCATTTACTAAAGTATTTGAACAACTTCCATTTGGACTAAAACTTGCTGGTGTACCTACTCTTAGTTTTCTGTTAGGATTAGGTTTGTCAGCAATATTTTATTCATTATTTAAAACAAAAACTAAAATTAAGAAGTAACTATGAAGTTATTATTAAAACGTATAGCACTAAAAGAGAAGTATACGATTGGTAAGTTGTATATAGATGATGTTTATTTTTGTGATACATTAGAAGATAAAGTTAGAGACTATAATAAAGACGGAGATTTAGATGAAAAGGGTGAAGAAAAGATATATGGAGAGACAGCTATTCCTTATGGGAAGTATAAAGTTATTATCTCTTATAGTGCTAAGTTTAAAAAGAAACTTCCTGAGATATTGAATGTTAAAGGATTTGCTGGTATTAGAATTCATTCAGGTAATACTCCTAAAGACACATTAGGCTGTTTACTTGTAGGTATTAATGATGTTAAAGGAGAGATACATAAAAGTAAAGTGACTTTTGAGAAGTTACTTAATAAGATGATTGAAAGTGGACAAGAAGAATGGGATTTAGAAATAATTTAATCTAACAATATGAAAAAGGAACTTTTAAACGTAATAATCCCTTCTGGGATTTTTATTGTAATGATTGTTATTTTGTCTTTCTTTTTGGGAAGAGAGGTTAAGAGTAATAGAGAGTTACAAAAGAATAACTCTGAGATGAAAATGAAACTGAATGAGAGTATTGGATTTAAAGGTAAGTATGATAGTCTTCAACGTAAATATATGCTAGACTCTATTGCGTTTGTTAGTAAGATAAAAGAGGTAAGTTCAGTAGTGAAGATTAAGTATGAGATTATTAAAGAGGGTCTTGACAAGATGACACCAGAACAATCAATTGAATATTTTTATTTAAGAACTATTAATAAAACTCCTGATTCAATAGATATTAAGGGTGATTCATCATTAGTCCCTAATTTAGCTATAAAGGGGGCTAATTTATTATTTGTTGAGAGAGATTATTATAAGGAGAAATCAGATACCTTGAATTCAGCTGTTAAATTAGCAAGAGTTGCATTAGTTTCACAAATTGAGTTGTCTAAGGTTAAAGATAATGTTATAGAGAATCAAAATTATAAGTTAAATTTGATTAAAGGTGAGTTGAATTCTTTGAGTGATAAAAATAGTAAGTTGACTAAGAAATTGAAAAGAAATAGAAAATTAGCTATTATAAGTACTACAGGTTTTGTTTCGTTAATAGCATTAGAAATTCTTTTGTGATATGACAAAGAAAGTAACTAAAAATATAATTCAACAAGAGAACATATTGAATTGTTTTCAGGCTTGTAATAATTTTAAATTGTCGGGTAGATCAAGAAGAGTAATGTTGAGAAAGTATGATGATAATGAAATGTCTGAAGAAAATTGGAAAATTATATTTCAAAGAGAAGGTATGTTGAAAGTTTAAAATTTTTTTGTTGTTTTTAAGGTTTTTATTGAAAAAGTTTTTAATTTTATAAAATGAAATTTCGGTATAATGTAATACCACATTATTATGTCTACTAAGACTCGATTTGGTAATAAGATCATACAACTTCCAGGTTCATATTCAAGGATAATTTCAGGGCAGAACAATCCCCCAAGAGATCTTGATTATGGTGTTTTACTTATTATAGATAATGATAATTTGAATGCATCAGTATCGGGTAACGGTATGTTGGGCGGTGCTGGTGTTAATGGAGAATTATCACAAGGTAAGAATTCTATTTACACAATCAATGATATAAAGGAGTTCAGAGACTTTGTAGGGGCAAGTTGGTGGTGGAAAGCAGCTGAGGGGTTGTTTAATCCTGATGGCAGAGGGAATGGCGTAAGTAAAATAAAGATAATCAAACCTGCAACAACTTTTTGTGCCAACATGGAATTTTATGCTACAGGTGGTGGTGCAGCTGGCGGGACTTTTGCCATTAAGACAAGAGATGAGTCTGCAGCAGCTAATGGTGTTACTGATGAGACGAAAGCATCAGGTTCTGTTACAGTAACAGGTGCTGGTTCTACAGGAAATAAAATAACTGTTAAATTAGGTACATTAACAGTAGCAGAATATACTAATGCTTCAAATGATGATATAGCAACAATGGTTGCTGGATTAGCTGCTAATTTTACTTCAAGAGGTATTTGTTCAGTTGTTTCTTCTACTTCGCCTACTATAGTTTTTAGAGCACCTGTTGGGTATGGTAGTTCAGCCAATACAATTACTCCTACTATCGTAGTAACGGGAACAGCATCAGGGACAGCTACACAATTAACTGGGGGAGTTGATTCTACTAAGTTATATAGTGGTTATGCTTATACTATTGAAACAGGAGTTAAAGATGACACAAAATGGATATTCAAAATATGGAGAGGTGAATATAAAGGGTTGTATTCTGACAATATTCCTTATGATGAGATTTATCAAGCAGATTCAAAATATATATTGATGGCTCAGTCGCCTGAGTTTAATAATATTCAAGATCTTATTACATGGGGTCTAACTAATACAGACTTTGGTAAATATTTTGTTTTGGGTCAGGATGCAAGTGTTGTTACTGGGTTAGGGACGGTTACTTCTGCTGATATTCTTAATATTAAGGGATTTCAGCCTGCAACTGGTGGTTCTGCCACATACGATTCGTTAGCAGATGTTTTAGATGTTATTAAGGATTTGGATTATAATTCAATTCTTACTACATGTTCAACAGCTAATCCTTCTATTGATACTGATATTCTTTTAATTGTTGATCATATAGTTAATGAGGCAAAGTATGATAAGAGTTTGTTTATAGCTGGAGATGATGATGATATTGCTACAACTATTGGGTATGCTGAAGAGTTTGATTCAGAAAGGGTTAATTTAGTGCATGGTTCTATTAAGAAAGCATCACGATTGGATGCTTCTGGTTTTAGAACTTGGGAAGCATTTTTTCATGCAGCATATTATGTAGGTAGAACATTAGGTCTTGCACCTGAAGTACCTTTAACATTTAAGTCTTTGAATATTGATGGTATTAGTTTGGAGTTGACAGATAGAGAACAAGAGCAAGCAGATGATGCTGGTGTATTAGTTACTATTTGGGATGAAGATTTTGGTAAATTTATAAATCTTCATGATGTTAACACGTTGCAAGATAATGATTTTGTTCTCACTAATGATGGTTTATCACATTTGATTCAAATTGAGAGAATAAAATCACAGTTGAATAAGGAGTTGATTGTTAATTCAAAGAAAGATTTACTATCTGCAAGTAATGGTGTAAATAGATCATCTCTTACTGAAGAAGATGCAGTTGAATGGACTAAGACTTATTTACAACGTAAACTTGGTTCTTTGATTGTTGCATGCAGAAATATAACTGCTCATACTGAACAAGATATGATATTTGTAGATTATGAAGCATCTCCTAATACAGAGATTAAGGGGATCTTCTTTACAGGTAGATTATACATTTAATTCGATAATTCTTTATATCAAAAGATATGCCTGCACAAAATGCAACAATGACAGCAGCAAGAGCCATTATTAAACGTAATGGTATTGCTATAGGATATATGCGTAATATACGCTGTACAGAAGCTAATCAGCGTGGTAGTGTAATGGGGTTGGGAAGAGTGACGAAATTAGAAAGACCACTGTTGTCAATAACTTGTACTTGGTCTTGTGATTTTTATATGATTGATCTGTCTAAATCTGGTATTCCTGGTTTAGATAACAGAGAGGTTCAATCAGTTGATCAATATATTGATACTAAGGTATTATTACCATTACCTGTTGATATAGTTGTTTATAAGAAAGATGTATTGACTATTAGTGATAATAATGTTGTTACATCAACTAAGGGGACAGTTCTTTGTGCAATTAAAGATGTGTATCTTGATAATACATCATGGGACATTACCGAAAATCAAATAAGTTCATTTAATCAATCAGGTGAATATACTACACCAGTTATTCTCCCTGTATAATCGTAAACTAAATTATGGATCAGCTAATATTTTCAGTTAAGGGACAGAGTTTTACAGTTCAGAGTCCAAGTGTAGGTAATTTTATAGATTTATGGAAGATGCGCAGTATTTTGTCATCTGGCAATTATGGTAATATTTATAGATTTGGTATGGCTATTGCAGATGAGGCACTATTGATGATAGATATTGAATCATTCTTTACAGTATTTTGTCCACTCTTTATAAAGAGTCTTAAATCAGGGTCAATACGTGAATTAGGCTTAGAGGATTATAATGAATTAAAGGAAGTATATAATAGCCAAATATTACCTTGGTTAGAAAGTATTGAGAAACTAATGGTTCATAAGAAAGATGATAAATAATGTCTATGTTGGGATCAGGAGAAGAGTCTCAATTAATATCTTCGATAGTAAATAATCTTACGACAGATGAAGATGTTATAGATATTGTTTATCAGTGGAATATACGTCACCCTCTTGATCGTTGGTGGAGAGAAAAGCATAAGATTGCTTTTAACTCCGAAGCACACAGGAGGGTTTCTTTTTTAGATATCAGATTTGAATTTGAAGAAGACAGGATAATGAAGAAAGTTTTAGAAGAGAAGAAATATCTACCTAATATTGGTGATTGGTTAATTATACCAGATAATTTAGATGATAATCTGACAGAAGAACAAAAATTTGTTAAGTATAAGAAAGAATTTGATTCTATCGATTTATCACAATTTGATGATTAATGGATATTGATAAAAGGATAAGATTGTCTGTTGAACCAGGAGATGTTCGTTCTGGTATGCAAGAGGTACGTGAAAGTCTTTTTCAAGAGGCTCGTAAGATAGTTGATGATATAAGAGATAAAACAACATCTCAAGAAGAGTTTAATAAAGCATTAGAGAGAGAGATAAATTTAAGAGAACGTATAAATAAGACTTCACTATCAGAAGCAGGTTTTGAATATAGAAATTCTATGTTTAATTCTCGTAGTGATCAAGATAGAGAAGAAGCAAGACAACAATATGATGATGTAGTAAAACAATCTAAAATTGAAGATGAACAGTTAGATGTTTTAAGACAGATAAAAGAAATTTTAAGTAAACAGGAAATAGATCCTAATGCGGGTGATGTTTATAATGATAAAGAGAGTAGATATGGTTCAAGAGGGTCTTCAGATAGGGGTAGTCGTGAAGAAGAAGATCATAGAGATTATAGACGGTTAAGTGCATCTGCATTAGCTATGGGTGTTACACGTTCTTTTACAGGAGCTAATACACCTGTTGATATGGGTTTAGGTTTAGCAAGTACTACAGGTGGGGCTATGATTGGTTTAGGTGGCGGCGCAGCAATAGTT